GATAGTACAAAAATTGAGGACGTTGAAAAGTTAATGAGTGAATACGTTTGCGAGTCTTGCGATGAAGTGTAAATGCGGAAAAGAAAAAAAGTTGGTGAAGAGAAAAGCTGATATGGTTTTTACTGATCCGCCTTATGGTATTAGCGTTAAAAATAAATTAGGCTCTATAAAAAATGATGATAATCTTTTTGTTTTTACAGAATCAATAAATCTTTTACCTGAATACATAAAAACACCGTCACACTTATACGTTTGGTGTTCGTCTACACTTATACCTGAAAGCGCAGATATATTTAAGGAAAAATTTGATCTTAAAAACATTCTACCAGTTATGCACACAAACCTTACTACTAGTATTCCTAAATTTCACTTTAGACATAATTACGAACCATGCTTATTTGGAATGAATGGTGATAAACCAATCGGTACAAGTGAAAGAATTTCTGTTTCAGAATCAACAAAGGGTGACGCTAGATATAAAGGCAATGGTAATTTAAAGGTTTATTCTGCCCTTATACCGGAATTAAAATGTTCTAATCCGAATAATGGTGAAAAATTACATCCAACTATGAAAAAAGTCGAAACTATTTGCTTTTATATTGACGTTAGTTCAACGGAAAATAATTTAATTTTAGATTTATTCCTAGGCTCCGGTTCAACATTAATAGCTTGCGAAAAAACAAACCGTAAATGTTTTGGCATGGAATTAGACCCTCACTATTGCAGCGTTATAATAAAGCGTTGGGAAGAGTTTACCGGCAAAAAGGCGGTTAAGTTATGAATTGCGATAAATGCGGTAATGAAAAAAAATTAGTTAAAAGAAAAGCTGATATAACTTTTACAAGCCCTCCCTATAATGCGGACGCAAATTCCCATCTAACAGGGAATGTAAAAGGGTTCGATAAAAAATATAGAAGTGGCGGTGACGATTTATCAAACGATGACTATGTTAATTTATTGACTAATTCTACTTCAATTTCTTTAGAATTCAGTAATTATGTGTTTGTTAATTTACAATTACTGGCACACAACAGACTTGCGATTTTTAATTATCAGTCAAATTTTAAGGAAGTTATAAAGGACGTGTTAATATGGAACAAAAAAATTGCGCCTCCAAATATTGTTAAAGGTAGTTTTAATACAAAATGGGAATATGTATTTTGTTTTAGTCACGATAATAAAACTCGGGGTTTTCCTTGTGAATGGCGAGGTAAATATTTTAATGTAATTGAAACAGAGTCAAACAGTGGAAACGAATTTGCAAAAGATCATAAAGCCGGTTTTCCGATTGCATTTCCTTTATGGGTTATTGAAAAAATGGACTTTTGCAAAACTGTATACGAACCTTTTTGCGGTACAGGGACAACCATAATAGCCTGCGAAAAGACAAACCGTAAATGTTTCGGAATGGAATTAGATCCCCACTATTGCAGCGTTATAATAAAGCGTTGGGAAGATTTTACCGGTAAAAAAGCAATCCTAACAAATGGAGATAATAAAAATGAATAATGAACCTGAATTAATATATGAAGATGATGAAGATGATGATTATGAAAAAGAGCATGATTATGACAACTGTAATAACGTATGGTGTTCACCTTGCGGTAATGCCGATTTACATTGGGATTAATAATTAATGGCAACAGGAAAGAAAACAGGCGGTAAAGATTTTGCAAAAGGGAATCCAGGTAGACCAAAAGGAAGCGTTACCCTTCCCAAAGAAATTAAAGAATTAAATAGAAGAAAAGTAGAAGTATTAATTTCAAAATATATGGCAATGAATCTTTCAAGCCTTCAAGCAAAATTCAAAGATAAAAAAACTAGCTCAATTGATTTAATGATAATTAAAATTATTACTGAATGTATAAAGAGAGGTGATTATGTTAGGTTCAACTTTTTACTTGAAAGAACTATCGGAACCGTTAATAGATTTGCATCTTTATCTGATGTAAGTGAAGATCAATCAGCAACAACAGTAATAGTAATTCCATCGAACAATCGAGAAGGTTAATGTTAGCTATATCAGTCAGAAAAGGCGTTACCTGGATTAAAATAGAAACTCCATCAGGTGATATTATAAAGCTTGCAATAAAAGACCATAGTTCAACTAATAAAAAATTAGGTGTTATTGTATTTGATGCAAAAAAAGAAATTAAAATAAATAGAATTTCAAATGATGCTGATGGTAACAAATAAAAAACCTAAAAAAATTTCCCCACAAAAAGGTCCACAAACTGAATTCCTTTCAAACGATGCTGATGTTATTATTTATGGCGGTGCTGCTGGTGGTGGTAAAACATTTGCTTTATTACTTGATCCCCTAAGGCATATTCCTAATAATGCAGTCGGATGTGTTTTCTTTAGACGAACTTCAACACAAATTACCAATGAAGGCGGTCTTTGGGATGAAGCTAAAAAACTTTATTTACCATTAAAAGGTAAAACCAGGGAAAGGCCTAATCTTGATATAACTTTCCCCAATAAAGAAAATCCAAATCGGGATGGATTAAGAATTTCCTTCAGACATTTACAGCATGAAAAAGATGTTCATTCATATCAAGGTGCTCAAATTGGCGTTATCTATTTTGATGAATTAACCCATTTTACCGAAAATCAATTCCAATACATGTTATCAAGAAACCGATCTTTATCAGGCATAAAACCTTATATTAGATGCAGCACCAATCCCGATAAATCAAGTTGGGTTAGATCTTTAATCGATTGGTGGATTGGTGAAGATGGTTTTCCAATTAAAAAAAGATCAGGAAAGAAAAGGTGGTTAGTAACTTATGAAGATCAAAAATATTGGTTTAATTCAAAAAGTGAAGCCAATGCGGCCTATCCTGAAGGTTCACCAATTTCTTTTACCTTTATACCTTCAAAATTAGACGATAACAAAATTTTAATGAAACAAGATCCAGGTTATAAAGCCAAACTAATGGCATTAAATAAGGTAGACAGGGAAAGATTGCTAGGTGGTAATTGGGATGTAATGCCATTAGCAGGAATGTATTTTAAGCGTGAATATTTCGAAGAAATAGAATTTGCACCGCCATTTAAAAGAATTGTTAGATGTTGGGATAGGGCCGCAACTGAATGGATTAGAGGAATTGATTCAGAATCTAAAAAACCTGATGCAACGGCAGGGGTAAAAATAGGCCAAACTTATGATGATCAATTTGTAATTATTGATGTTATTGAGGAAAGATATTCATCTGGTAAAGTTGAAGCACTAATTAAAAATACAGCTATCCAAGATGGAGTGATTTGCAGCGTAAAAGGTTTTCAAGATCCAGGTTCGGCCGGAAAATCTGAAGCTGAAAACTTTATTAAAATGTTATCAGGTTTTCATGTAACAGTTGAAAGAATTGCAGTTGATAAAATTACAGCGGCAAAACCTTTTTCAGCTCAGGCCGAACCTGGAAATATAAAGATTTTAAAATCATGCAGAAATAAAGAATTGTTTTATTCACAATTAGAAAATTTTCCCAAAGATTCCCATGATGATATTGTTGATGCTTCATCAGGTGCTTTTAATGAATTAAATGCTTCAAATGTTGGTGCATTTACAAAAAAGTATAATGACATTAGTATGAAAAGAAACATTCCTACACCAGAACAATGGTAAAAATATGGCTTCAGTATTTGAATTTCTTAGTGGGCTAGATAAAAAAGATCAGGAACCAAAAGAAAAAGTTGTTAATAATGTTATCTATCAAGATATAGGCCGGGGTTCATCAGGAACTCAAATCAATTCAGGTTATTATGATGAAGAATACCTTGATACTTTAACGGGTACTGCAAGGGCCGACTGTTTTGATAAAATGAGAAGGTCGGATACTCAAGCAAAAATGTTATTATCGGCCGTAAAAAATCCTATAAGAACAGCATCAAAAGAAATTATAGCTGCTTCAGACGATAAAGATCATCAAAATCATAAGGCCCTATGTGAAAGGGTTATGTTTGAAGATATTGATTTTAATAAATTATTAAATGAATCTTTAACATTATGTGAATTCGGCCATTCTGTTTTTGAAAAAGTTCACCAGGTCAATACTGAAAAGCCTATACTTGATGAAGATGGTTTAACTATCTTAGATAGTTATATCGGATTAAAAAAACTTGGATTTAGATCACCTAGAACATTAGAAACCTGGAATTTTAATTCTGAAAAAGAATTAGAATCTATACGCCAATGTGCTGATGGGGATCTTGCAGTAGATGCTGATATTCCAGCAAAATTTTTAATGATTATGACATTAGAGCAGGAAGGAGATGATTTTGAAGGCATTTCAATGTTGCGGCCATGCTATGGTAACTACTTTAGAAAAAATGAATATCTAAAAATGAATGCAATTGGTATTGAAAAATCTTTACCAATTCCAACTGCTGAAGTACCGGTTGGCCAGGAAGAATCTCAACAATTTGCAAATTTAGTAACAATGCTTGAATCTTTCACTTCCCATCAAAAAAACTATTTAGTATTTCCTCAAGGCTGGAATGTTCAATTGAGTAATGGAACCGGCTTTAATCCTGGTGCAATTGATAGTTCTATAAATTCTGAAGATGTTAGAATGTCTAAAGCATTCCTGGCGAATTTTTTAGAATTAGGTACTAGCAATGGTGGTGGTGGTGCTTATGCTTTATCTAATGATTTATCTGATTTTTTTCTATCTACTTTAATTTATCTATCTGAAATTTTGGTAACGTCTTATAATAAACTATTAAAAGAGTTGGTTATTCTTAATTTTGGTACTCAAAATAAATATCCAACTATAAAATTTTCAGGAATTAGAGATAAAGCTGGTGAAGAATTTGCAAGAATTATGCAACTGCTAGTAACTTCAAAAGTAATCATCCCTGATGATGATCTAGAATCCCATGTTAGAAATAGGATTGGCGTTACTCCAATGTCAGAAAAAGGCCAAAGATTAGAAACAAATTGGGAAACTAAAAACAAGGCAATTGATACTTCAGAATTAATTGCAAGCGATCCAAAACCAAAAGAAATAATTGATCCAAATAAAGAAGAAATAGATGAAGATGAAGAAAAAGATATTTTATCTTTATCGGAAAAGATTCAATTTGCCATCGATAAAAAAAGAAAATCTTTAGGCGGTAAATAATGGCCTTTGGAAAATCTGTTAGCCAAATAATAAGAAATGTTTATATCTCGGCAATAAAAGCTTTAAGAGTTGAGATTAATAATTTACCGCTATCAGCTTTTGGTGAAATGTCTGTGGTTGAAAAGACACCGCAAGTTCAAATCAAATT